AAGACTTAATGGAAAGGTATCCAGACTAATGGCTACAACAGTTGATACCCTCCTTGTCCGCATCGAAGCGGATATGTCAGATATTAAGCGCGATCTTAACAACCTGCAAAAGGATACTCTTAGGTCAACCACGGCGGCGGGCGCTTCTTTCAAAAAGCTTGGAACAATTGTAAATGCTGCGGCGGTTGGTGTTATAGCCATTGCCGCTGCTCGTGCTGGCAAGGCTATGATTGATATGGCGGGTGATGTTGCAGAAATGCAATCTAAATCATCTGTGGTGTTCGGGCAATTTAGGGATCAAGTTGTATCAGATTTATCTGCATTTGGTGCAGAGGTTGGGAGATCATCTCATGAACTTGAGGGGATGGCTTCAAGCATTCAAGATACGTTTGTTCCAATGGGCTTTGCGAGGGGTGAAGCGGCAAAACTTTCTGTTGACCTTACTAAGCTTGCGGTGGATGTCGCATCTTTTAATAACGCTTCGGATGCCGAAACAATGCAAGCGTTCCAAAGCGCCTTGGTTGGAAACCATGAGACAGTCAGACGTTTTGGCGTTGTGATAACGGAGGCAACCTTGAAGCAAGAGCTTTTGCGGATGGGTATAACTCGCACAGGTGACGCCGTTACAAACGCAGAAAAAGTTCAAGCCCGTTTGAATTTAATTCTTGCTGGAACAACAGACGCGCAGGGAGACGCGGCCAGAACCGCAGACAGTTATGCTAATCAAGTTAAAGCGCTGACCGCAGAATTTGAAACTTTAGCGGTTGATATAGGCAATGAGTTGTTGCCCGCCGCGACCGATTTGGTTGAGCTGTTTAGGGATGGCTTAGTTCATATAAAATCATTTTTAGTTTTCGTAGGCGCTCTACCTGAGTTTGGAAGGAACGCAGAAGGTGTTACTAAGCAAATCGCAAAGTTAAATAGCGAGATAAGAGACTTAGAGGACGTTAAGGCGGGGAGGGCTGATGATAACGTACTGCAACGCTTAGGAAAATCGTTTTTAGAAGGCGGAGTCAGCTTAGATGAACAGATAGCTATGAAGCAAAGGCTTGTTGACGCTCGAGAGGCCGAATTAAAAACCCTTATGGCGGCGGCTCAAGCAGAAGCGGCAGCGGCTTTGGAAAAGGAAAAAGCAGCGGCGGCGGCTAACACCCAAGAGGTTGCCTCAACAGAATTGACAAACACCCTTAAAAAACTGGAAGAAAAAACTTTACAAACAAAATTTGAACTTGCGGGATATACCAAAGAACAAGTTAAGGCGCTCCAATCTTCTGGATTATTGGCTGACGCACAAGGTGATTTGCAAATTGTGCAAATAGCTTTGACCGATGGATATGATAAAATAATCAAAGCTGTCGATGATTACACAACAGCGCAAGATGCCCTCACAAAAAAAGAAGAAGAAGCAGAGGCAAAGAAAAAAGCTCTCGCACAAGCTGCGGAAACTTTTGCAGCTAATCAAGAAAAATTAAAAGATTTAATAAAAGAAACAATTGCGCCAACAACGGAACTAGAAGAACAAATAGCCGCCTTAGAACTGCATTTAGGCGGAGCAGGGAACAAGATTGAGGGTGCGGAGTTAGCCCTTGAAAAGCTTCGTTTAGAGCTTCTGATGCAAGACCCAGTTATTTCTGCGTTCACCGATGGCGTTAATAGAATGTCGGATCAACTTGCTGATGCACTTGCGGATGCAGCCCTTGACGGTAAACTTAGCTTAGAAGATTTGGGTGATGCGTTTAAGCAAACCTTGCGAGAAATGATTGCAGATGCGATGAAGGCGCAAATAATTAAGCCTTTGTTAAGTAGTATATTCGGCGGCATAGGTGGGGCAATCGGTGGGCCAGTGGGCGATTTTATTGGCGGCATTGGGCAAAATGCAACGGGTGGCCCCGTAATAAAGGGAGCGCCATATATTGTTGGTGAGCGTGGCCCTGAATTGTTTGTGCCTCAAGGAGCGGGTTCTGTTGTAAATGCGGCAACCACTAGAGGCTTGGGCGGTGGTAGTGGTACTGTAATCAATCAAAACTTTAATGTGTCAACGGGCGTACAGCAAACCGTGAGGAACGAGATAAGACAATTGATGCCTCAAATAGCGGATAATACAAGGGCGGCGGTAGCAGATGCAAAACGGCGTGGCGGATCATACGGAAAGGCGTTTGGATAATGGCTATTACCTATCCACTTAACCTTCTCACTCACACAGGCATAGCTTCCATTGAGTTTAGAGCGATAAACGCTATAGCTTATAGCCGATCTCCATTTACTTTTGCGGGTCAGGCTCATGAATACGCAGGCAAGGCTTGGCAAGCTGACATAACGCTCCCCCCCATGAGACGAGAAACCGCCGAGCAATGGATAGCTTGGTTGATTTCTCTTAAGGGTCAATTGGGTACTTTTTATCTTGGTGATCCCAATGCGGCTTTACCTATGGGTTCTGCCCGCGACAGTGACACAATACTTGTAGATGGCTCGGTTTCTTCGGGCAACACAATTAATATTGATAGCGCTCCTGCGGGCCAAAGCGGATACCTTAAAGCGGGAGATTATATGGAAATCGGAACGGGTACTAATAAACAACTATTTAAAGTACTTGCGGATGTGACCACAGACGGCACAGGCAGTGCCACAGTGGACGTTTGGCCTGACGTTCGCACAAGCATAGCCGATAATTCTACCGTTACTGTTGAGAGCGCACAGGGGGTCTTTCGGCTTGCCTCTAATGATCAATCATTTAGCATTGATCGTGCTGCGAATTATGGCTTGGCTTTTGGGGGTATGGAGGCGATATGAGTAGAACAATCCCTTCAGCTTTACTAGCGGCGCTAAGTGAACCAGAGGTGCAGCCCTATCATGCGATTGAGTTCCTATTTGATAGCGCCCCTATACGACTTTGGACGGGTTACGGAAATAAGGTAATAGCAAGCAACACCTACACGGGCGGTGGGAACCTTCTATCAATAAGCGGCTTTGAAGAAGTGGGCGATTTGTCTGCAAAAAGTTTGGAAATATCTTTGTCTGGTATGCCACCAAGCCTTGTCACTTTAGCATTAAGTGAGCCTTATCAACGCAGAGAGTGTAAAGTTTATTTTGGCACTAGAGATACCGCATTGCCGATAGAGGTTTTTAGTGGCGCAATGAATACCATGAGCATTGAGGATAATGGCGATAGCAGTAAAATAACCCTCAAGGTAGAAAGCAAGCTTATCCGCTTAGAGCGGGCGAGCAATCGTCGATATACAGAGGAAAACCATGCGGCTAGACACTCAGCAGATACCTTTTTTTCATACGTTACAGCGCTGCAAGATAAAAAGGTTGAGTGGAATGGTAATGCCGCAGAATAGTTTTGTAAGTGAAGATTTTGATACGAGAACGCTTAAATAAGTATTTAGAAGAAAATAGAGATCGCCCATTTGAGTGGGGGGTTAATGATTGCTTTACATTTACCAACAACGCTTTCAAAGCAATGTATGGCTTGGGGTGGGCTGATGATTGGGGCGATAGGTATCTAAAAGATAAAACCCCCTTACGGCGCAGAGAGCTTATGGCGGAGTTTCGACATAACAGCTTTGAGAAAGCGGTTGATGAGCGTTTGCAGCGTGTCGATCACATTCCCCCGCTTGGAGCTTTAGTTACTACGAAGCAAGCGGAAAAGTGGATCATTGGCGTGGCAATGGGAATATGCACGGGAACCAAGGCGGTTTTCTTATCAAAGCAAGGTGTGATATACCTACCATTAGATTACATTCATCAATCGTGGGTAAAGCCAAATGAGCAGATATAAGCTAGGCGACATTACAGTTAATAACTGGAACGATTGGGATCGTGTCCCGCGTGAACCCGTTACGATTGGCGTAATGATTACTCAAGGTGTAGGGTATGGGGCGGCTACGGGCCTTCTAGCGGCTACGGGCGCGGCGGCTATGACCACAGGGGCGTATTTGCTTTCAGCGGCGGTTGGGTATTTAGCGGTCGGTGCGGTTACATCTTGGGCATATAAAGCTTTAGCGCCCAAGCCAGACTTTGGGTCGCAAATTTCTGGGTTAGGAAGTGGGCGAACTTTATCAAACTCTGTTGACCCTATTTCAGCGCAAGAATTTGTTTATGGTAAAGTGCGCAAGGGTGGGGTTGTTACTTTTTACGAAACCTCAGGGCCATCTGATGCACCGCAAAAATACTTGCATCAAATTATTGTTTTGGCGGGGCATGAGGTCAACAGCATTGGCAATATCTATATTGATGATAAGGTTGCATCCTTTAGCGGTGATTTCGTAACAACCGCCACTGACGGCACAACGACCGATAATTGGGACAGTAAAATAAGAATCAAAAAGCATGATGGTTCACAAACTACTGTCGATAGTGATTTGCAAACTGACACAGGCGTTGGAACAAGTTTTATAGGTAAAGGGATAGCGTACCTTTATGTGCGTTATGAGTTTGATCAAGACGTTTTTACGAACGGCGTTCCGCTTATTACTGCGATTGTAGAGGGTAAAAAAGTTTTTGATCCAACCATAAACGCAACAGTCTACAGCGCTAATGCTGCTTTATGTATCCGTGACTTTTTGGTTTCATCTTACGGCCTGTCAGATACTGCCATTGATGATGTCGCCTTCGCGGCGGCTAGGAATGAGAGCAATGAAACAATTACGCTTGCAAGCGGTGGAACAGAAAAACGCTATGAGATAAATGGTGTAATCCAAGCTAGTAGGCCAATTGGTGACGTGTTGGAAGATATGTGTACCGCTTGCGCGGGAACGTTATTTTGGGGTTCTGGGTATTGGAAGTTGAAGGTTGGTGCTTATACCTCACCCGTTAAAACGCTTGATATGGATGATTTGCGCGGGCCAATACAACTTGAAACGCGTCTTACAATGCGGGACAATTTTAACAAAGTAAGCGGCACTTTTAATGATGCGGCTCAAGATTGGATCACGGCTGATTACCCTATTGTTACAAGCTCAACAAATGCGGGAAGCTTTATAACAGGCTCAACTTATGCAATCACCGAATTAGGCGACACAAATTGGAACACAACTGCGGGAACTACTGGAGTGACTTATGCGGTTGGTGATGTATTCACGGCTTCGAATGCGGGCGCGGGTAGCGGTAAAGCAAGCCTATTTTTAGGTGAGGATAATGGCGAAGAGGCGCTGTTGGACTTAAGCTTGCCATTTACAACAAGCGCGGCTATGGCCCAACGAATTGCAAAGATGACCCTCTTTAGGGGTAGAGAGCAAATGACATTTACGGCTGATTTCAGTCTTGCTGCACTTGAAGTAGAAGTTGGTGATATTATCGGGTTCACTAATCCACGATACGGGTTTAACGCAAAACAATTTGAGGTGATAGGTTGGAGGTTTGCGCCCAATGGGGAGGCTGGCGACTTGCGCGTTAATCTTGCATTGCGTGAAACTTCACAGGCAGCATTTGATTGGAATGCAGAAGAAACAGCGATTGTTAGCAATAATACAACGCTTCCAAGCATATCTGGCGGAACGGCTGTCACGGGGCTTACTATTAGTGATGGCGGATCGGAGCTACAAACGGATGGCACGGTTGTTAATAGCTTATTGGCAAGCTGGACAGCGCCAACGAATAGCTTTGTAAGCTATTATGAAATTGAGTGGGGGCAAACATCAAGCGCCAACAGAACAACATTTATTAGTGATACAACATCAGCGTTATTGTCGCCTGTCATTGATGACGTAAGCTATACGGTTCGCGTAAGAAGCGTTTCGGTTAGCGGCTTTCGTGGGCCATACTCATCGGCGACTGGAACATCAGGCGGGGATACAACCGCACCAAGTGTGCCTACGGCTGTAACTGCGGCGGGAGGTTATAAGTATATCACAATCTCTTGGACAAACCCTTCTAATGCGGATTTAAGTCATGTTGAGGTATACGAGAACTCAACAAGCACTACCACTGGCGCTACTGTTGTGGGTACGGCTTCGGGCAATAGGTTTGTAAGGACGAACTTGGGCTTGGCTCAAACCAAATACTACTTCCTTAAGGCGGTTGATTTTAGCGGTAACAAGTCTGGATTTACCCAAGTAGCGTCAGCGACCACAGAATACATTGATAACAATGATTTTGAAAATGGTGTAAGGCAACTTTTCATTGATCAAAACATAGATATTATTGCCCCTGTTTCCGCTTTACCTACTTCTGGTGAGTTTACTGGACAGCAAGTATTTCTTACAACTGATGGCAAGTTATATCAATGGAACGGGAGCGCGTGGGTTCTTACTTTAGCGGCGGCAGATGGCGGTGATATTGCTGATGGAACGATCACAGGAAACAAGGTCGTCGCCAATACTATAACGGGTGGTTTGCTTGCCACATCTGGGATAATTACTAACGCTGCGCAAATGAATAATGCGGTTATTGAAACTGCAAAAATAAAAGACCTTGCAGTTGATAGAATTAAGATTGCCGATAATGCGGTTTCCGTAACGGCTACTGACACGGTAGTTAATAACACTCTTACACCAAATCAAGGAATAAACTTTAATCCTCAACCAGTATCCTTTTTAACAAACCCAAATTTTGCAGCGATTGGCGGTATAGCAAACATAACAAGAGCAACTGTTCAATTTCACCCTAATCCCTCTCAACTTGTTGCAAATGGGACGGGAGCAAGGTTTGGTGTTTATATTCAGTTAAAAGTTAGCACAACAACACTAGCCGAAGTCATTAATTTTGTAGAGAGGACAAATGTAGGCAGTGTCGGTTCAGGCGGTACAGTTTCAAACTTTTTTACTTTGTATCAATATATAGGCACGGAAGCA